AAAATGGTTAAAGCCTAACAATATATTAAAGAACTGGAGAGTAACTAAAACTTGTTTAAGGTTAGGTAGCAAAATTATAGGTAAGTGTATGATGGGGTCAACATCTAATGCGCTAAGTAAAGGTGGAGATAACTTTAAGAAATTATTTGAAGACTCTAATGTAGCTACTCGTAATGCAAATGGTCAAACTAAAAGTGGACTTTATTCTTTATTTATTCCTATGGAATGGAATATGGAAGGTTTTATTGATAAACATGGTATGCCGGTATTTTATAAACCTAAAGAAAAAATCTTAGGAGTAGATGATGAGTATATAACTAATGGAGCAATAGATTATTGGGAGGCTGAAGTAGAGTCTTTAAAGTCTGATGCAGATGCTCTGAATGAATTCTATAGACAATTTCCTAGAACAGAGTCTCATGCATTTAGAGATGAAAGTAAATTTTCTTTATTTAATCTTACTAAAATATATCAGCAGATAGATTATAACGATTCCCTTATAACCGAACAGCATGTTACTAGAGGTAAATTTTACTGGAAAGATGGAGTTAAGGATACAGAAGTAATATTTACTCCAGACAATAAAGGAAGATTTAGAGTGTCCTGGACACCTAACAAGTCTCTATCTAATTTAAAGAACTCAAGAAACGGAACGTATTATCCTTTAAATGAACACATTGGAGCTTTTGGATGTGACTCATACGATATCTCAGGTACAGTTGGTGGTAGGGGATCTAATGGTGCCCTTCATGGATTAACGAAGTTTAGCATGGAGCAAGCTCCAAGCAATGAGTTTTTTTTAGAGTATGTTGCTAGACCTCAGACAGCAGAAATATTTTTTGAAGAAGTGTTAATGGCTTGTGTGTTTTATAGCATGCCTATACTTATAGAGAACAACAAGCCTAGGCTACTTTATCATTTTAAAAATAGGGGGTATAGGGGGTTTTGTATGAATAGACCAGACAGGAGTTTTAACAAGCTTTCAAAAACAGAAAAAGAATTAGGAGGAATACCTAACACATCTGAAGATGTTAAGCAGTCTCATGCAGCAGCGATTGAGTCTTATATAGAAAAACATGTAGGTATGGATTTGCAAGGTCTTTATAGAGACTCATCAGAAATGGGCTCTATGCATTTTACACGAACTTTAGAAGAGTGGTCAAGATTTGATATTAATAATCGAACACAGTATGATGCGAGTATAAGCTCGGGATTGGCAATAATGGCTAATCAAAAAGGCTTATATTTACCTGTACAAAAACAAAGCAAAATAAGTCTTAACTTTGCAACGTATACTAATAATGGAAATTATAGCGAATTAAATAGATGAAGGAAGTTAACATAAATATTTCATCTGTAGGTTTTCCTAGTCAGTTTGTATCAGACGCAGAAAAAGCCACCGATGAATTCGGATTACAGATAGGTCAAGCAATACAGTACGAATGGTTTAGAAAAGACTCTAATGGTTGTAGATATTACAGCCAGTGGAGAGACTTTAATCGTTTAAGGCTATACGCTCGAGGCGAGCAGTCAGTAGCTAAGTATAAAAACGAGTTAGCTGTAGACGGAGACTTATCTTATTTAAATCTTGATTGGACACCAGTCCCTATTCTTCCTAAATTTGTTGACGTTGTTGTAAACGGAATGTCCGACAGACTATTTAAGGTTAAAGCATATGCTCAAGATGCATTGTCTCAATCTAAAAGAAGTAAGTATCAAGAAATGATTGAAGGTCAAATGGCTGCTAAGCCAGTTTTGACTACAATAAAAGAAGAGTCAGGGTTTGATCCTTTTATTATGGATCCTGATGAATTGCCTGCATCAGATGAAGAGCTTTCGTTATACATGAACTTAAACTATAAGCCTGCTATTGAGATAGCAGAAGAGGAGGCTATAGATACAATGTTTTCGGAAAATCATTATGAAGATACACGTAAAAGAATAGATTACGATCAAATGGTAATCGGAGTAGGGATGGCAAAACATGAGTTCCTACCAGGATCAGGAGTTAGTGTTTCATATGTAGACCCTGCAAATGTGGTTTATAGTTATACTGAAGATCCTTTCTTTAAAGATTGCTTTTATTGGGGAGAAATAAAGACAGTAGGTATAAGTGAGTTAATTAAAATTGATCCTAACCTTGACAATGAAGATTTAGAAAAAATATCTCAATACAGTCAGAGTTGGTATGATTATTTTAATAGTGCACAGTATGCAGAAAATGATATCTTTTATAGAGATACTTGTACGTTATTATATTTCAACTATAAGACTACTAAAAAAATAGTTTATAAAAAGAAAAAATTAGACAATGGATCGTCTAAAATGATAGAAAAAGATGACACCTTTAATCCGCCTGAAGAAATGATGGATGAGGGTAACTTTGAAAAAATTGAAAAAACAATTGATGTATGGTATGACGGAGTAATGGTTATGGGTACTAATATTATTTTAAAGTGGGAGTTAGCTAGAAACATGGTAAGACCAAAGTCATCATCACAGCATGCATTGCCAAATTATGTTGCAGTTGCTCCAAGAATGTATAAAGGCGTTATTGAGTCTCTAGTTAGACGTATGATTCCTTTTGCTGACTTAATACAGATGACTCACTTAAAGTTACAGCAGGTAATTTCAAGAGTCGTTCCGGATGGTGTTTATATAGATGCAGATGGATTGAATGAAGTTGATCTAGGTAATGGGGCAGCCTATAATCCTGAAGACGCATTAAGACTATACTTTCAAACTGGTAGTGTTATTGGTAGAAGCTATACTCAAGATGGGGAGTACAATCAGGGACGTGTTCCGATACAACAACTTACATCAAACTCGGGAGCTTCTAAAACTCAAATGCTTATAGCCAATTATAATCACTATATGGATATGATAAGATCTGTAACAGGATTAAATGAGGCACGAGATGGCACTTCTCCTAATCCAGATGCATTAGTAGGTGTACAGAAGTTAGCAGCACTAAGTTCAAATACGGCAACTCGACATATATTAGACGGAAGTCTTTACATATATCGTACGTTAGCTGAAGCGTTAACGTATAGGGTTGCCGATATTTTAGAATACGCAGACTTTAAGGATGACTTTATAAATAAGATAGGTAAATATAATGTTAGTATACTTGAAGATATTAGCGAACTATATATTTATGACTTTGGTGTGTTTATAGAGCTGTCTCCTGATGAAGAACAAAAGGCAATGCTTGAGCAGAACATACAAATGGCATTGTCTAAGGGTGATATTAACCTAGAAGATGCTATAGATATACGTGAGATTAGAAATATAAAACTTGCTAATCAATTATTAAAAGTAAAACGTAAAGCTAAGCAAGAGCGAGAAGAAAAAATGCAAATGCAGCAACAGGCTATGGTTGCACAACAGCAATTGAAGTCTCAAGAAATGGCTGCACAGTTAGCAATTCAAAAGATTGATCTTGAAAGTCAGGCTCAGATGAAAATAAAGCAAGCTGAAATTGCTTTTGAAATGGAGAAGCAAAACAATGAGGCTCAACTTAAGGCTATGTTAATGAAGCAAGAGTTTGCTTATAATCAACAGCTAAGAGGTATATCTGAAGAAGCTTTATCATCTAGAGAAGATGCTAGAGAGACAGCAAAAGGCGACAGAATAAGTCAGCAGAATACAGAGCAATCTAAATTAATAAATCAAAGAAAGAATAATTTACCTCCTCAGAACTTTGAGTCTAACGAGGATTCTTTAGATGGATTTGACTTAGCAGAGTTCTCTCCAAGATAGCAAAATATGTGTTTAATTTTTGTGTAAATTTGTAATAAATTAAATCTAATCAAATGGAAATTAAAGTAAGAGAAGTAAATGACGTTGAATCTAAATCAGTTCAGCAGGTTGAAGAAGAGTTATTACAGAAGCATGAAACTCAGCAAAAGTTAGAGTTTGACACTGAAGAAGAAGTAAAGCCTGAAATAAATTCGGGTGATGATAAAATAGATTTATCAAAAAATAAAGATTCGATACAAGAAATAGAAGAGGTAGTAGAGGAGGTTGAAGAACCTTATCAATTAAAAGAAGAGGATATACTTTCTTTTATTGGTGATCGATACGGAAAAGAAATTAACTCTATTGAAGAGTTGATGAGCGCTAGGGAAGAGGCAGAAAAATTGCCGGAAGATGTAGCAGCTTATTTTAAATATAAAAAAGAAACAGGTAGAAGCCTAGAGGACTATGTTAAATTACAACAAGACTTCACAAAGGTAGATGCTGACACTTTGCTTAAAGAGTATTTGACAATAACTGAAGAAGGTTTAGATCCTGAAGACATTGATTCTCTAATGGAGGATTATGTGTATGACGAAGATCTAGATGATGAGTCAGTTATTAAAAGAACAAAGTTAGCAAAGAAAAAAATTATTGCTAAGGCAAGAAGGTTCTTTAGTGAACAGCAGGAAGTATACAAGCAGCCTCTTGAGTCAAGGGAAAGTTCAACTTCTGAAAATGAAGAGTTTCAAGCCTATAAGCAATATGTGAGTGAAGCTAAAACGCAACAAGAAGAAAATAATCGCAAAACTGACTGGTTTAGTAAGAAGAGTGATGATTTGTTTGGTTCTGAATTTAAAGGTTTTAAGTTCAATGTAGACGATAACGAGATACTTTTTTCTCCAGGTAGCGCTTCTGAATTAAGAAAAGCCCAGGACACGCCTATGAATTTTGTAAATAAATTCTTAGATGATTCCGGAATGCTTAAAGATGCAGAAGGATACCACCGATCTTTAGCTATAGCAATGAATCCTGAAAAATTTGCTTCTTATTTTTATGAGCAAGGCAAATCAAATGCAACTGAGGATGTAATACGCAAGACTAAGAATATAAACATGTCAGAACGTAGTGCGCCAGAGGTTTCAACAAAGGGAGGATTTCAAGTAAAATCAGTTTCTCAACCTTCTAGTCGAGGGTTAAGAATAAAAAGTGTTAAACGAACTTAAATTAAAAATTAAAAATTATGGCTGGACAGGTTAATATCAATCCAACTTTTGCGTTGACTCCGAGTGCCGAGCGAACTCCGACAACCGAAAACTACATCACGAACTTTGACTTTTTAAATCAGTATCTTCCAGATACTTATGAGAAAGAATTTGAGCGTTATGGAAACAGAACAATCTCTTCATTCCTACGTATGGTAGGTGCTGAGATGCCTACTAACTCTGACCTTATCAAATGGGCTGAACAAGGTAGACTACATACTAAATACACTCAATGTGGAACTCAAGCTGCTGCTGGAGCTACTCAAGCATTAATACAAGTAAACGATGTGCTTGATCCTACAACTGCAGTTCAAGTTGTACGAATTGGACAGACGATTGCTATTGTACAAAATAATGGCTCTGGAACAAACAAAGGAGTTGTAACTGCTGTAAGTAATGGTGGTGGTGCACGAGGACAATTTACTGTTGCTTTTTATGAGGCGGCTGGTTATGCTGGTGTTGCTGGAAATGATGTAGACACAAACATTACTATATTTATCTACGGATCTGAATTTAGAAAAGGAACTGCAGGAATGCAGGGTTCTACTGAAGCTAATGACTTCATCTTTGAAAACAAGCCTATCATCTTGAAAGACACTTACACAGTATCTGGATCTGACATGGCTCAAATTGGATGGGTGGAGATTACAACTGAAGACGGAGCAAACGGATACCTATGGTATTTAAAGTCTGAGCATGAAACAAGACTACGTTTTGATGACTACTTAGAAACTGCAATGATCGAAGCTGTACCTGCAGAGCAAGGTTCAGGAGCAGACACTGCATTAGGAAACGGAGCTGCAGCAGGTGCTACAGGTGCGGGATCAAATGGTATCTTCTACTCAGTACAACAAAATGGTAACATCTGGGATGGTGGAAACCCTCAAGTGTTAGCTGATTTTGATAATGTAATTAGTCGTCTTGACAAGCAAGGAGCGATTGAGGAAAACGTATTATTCGTTGACCGTCAGTTTGCTTTTGATATCGATGATATGTTAGCTGCACAAAACTCTTACGGAGCAGGTGGTACTTCATATGGTCTTTTTGACAATGACGAAGAGATGGCGTTAAACTTAGGTTTTTCAGGATTCCGTAGAGGTTATGACTTCTATAAGACTGACTGGAAATACTTAAATGACCCGACAATGAGAGGTGGACTTCCAACAGGAGCAGGATCAGGACGTGTAAACGGACTTCTTGTACCAGCTGGATCAACTAGTGTTTATGACCAAATCCTTGGTAAAAACGCTAAGCGTCCTTTCTTACATGTTCGTTACAGAGCTTCAGAAACTGAAGATCGTCGTTACAAGACTTGGATTACTGGTTCTGCTGGTGGTGCTGCAACAAGTGACGTTGACAACATGCAAGTAAACTTCTTGTCAGAGAGAGCTGTTTGTACTTTAGGTGCTAACAACTTCTTTATCTTCCAAGAGTAATAGGGTGAATTAAATAGGGGGTGTTAAAGCCCCCTTTTTTATAGTTATAAATTTTAAATCTAATCAAATGAAAAATACAACAAGCTACGTTGATAAGACGTATAAGTTAACTAGAGAAACGGCACCACTATCTTTAATACTGGCGTCAAGACATACCCAAAGATTTCCTTTATTACACTTTGATGAGGACACGGGAACAAATAAAGCTTTACGATATGCAAGAAATCAGAACTCTCCTTTTCAGGAAGATCAAGATAACAATGCTATTCTAGAGCCTATAGTTTTTGAGAATGGGTTTTTAACTGTTCCAAAAAATAATCAAGTACTACAAAAATTTTTACATTTTCATCCTGGTAATGGGCGAGTATATGTAGAGGTCAATAAAGCAAAAGAAGCTGCTAAAGTGGTAGAGATTTTAAATACAGAAGTTGATGCGCTTATTGAAGCAAGACAACTTAGTTTAGATCAAATTGAAAATGTGTCAAGAGTTTTATTTCAGAGAGACGTTACTACGGTAAGTACTGATGAATTAAAAAGAGATATATTAGTGTTTGCAAAAAATCAACCTAAAGATTTCCTATTACTTTTAAAGGATCCAATGTTAAAAATGAACGCTACTATTCAGTCGTTTTTTGACAAAGGCCTTTTAACTGTGAGAAATAATAAGAAAGAGGTTTGGTATAACACTCCTTCAAACAAAAAGAAGATGCTCAATGTTCCTTATGGAGAAGAGCCTAACCATATGGTGGCTTCATTCTTTCAGTCAGATCAGGGTGTTGAGTCTTTAAAGCACTTAAGCGGATTAGCTAAGAACATATAATAAAGCTATTAATTCAACAACAAAAGGCATCCATAACGGGTGTCTTTTTTTTTGTACCTTTGATTATTATTAACTCATAAATTATTATTATTATGGAAAAATACCTAAGTATCCCTGTAACTAATGAGGGAAATCAGCTTGTTACTTTAAGCAATGTAAAATTGATTGAGGCGGCATCTACTACTTCAACAACCATTAATTATGGTTCTTCAAAAGTAATTACTATCACACATGCGGCTGTTCCAGCTAATTCAACTATTTTTAGAAATTACATTCAATCACAAATGTCTGCTGCTTTAAGCACATCTTGGACAAATGTAAGTATGGAAATTACACCCGCATACGCAGTATCTAATATAGATATAGCATAACATTATTATTAACTCATAAATTATTATTATTATGGAAAAATTTTTAAGCATACCAGTATTAGACGCTGGTGGAACATTGAATCAAAATCAACTAGTATCAATTACTGGGATTAAAACAATTGGACAGCCTACTACCACTACAGCTTCAATTAATTATTTAGATGGAGAGGTAACTACTTTAACATGGCCAACCGCATATGCGTCACCAAAATTAAAGATAGATGTACAGAACGCTGTAGTGTCAGCGTTAAAGGCAGGATGGACAACCGTAACGGCAAGCTATCTACCAAAAGGAGCTACAGTTTCTAGTTATAGTGGACTTGTAGTTAACCCTCTTTCAACAATAGCAATCGCATAAAATGATATCAAAAATGGAAAAATTTATAAATTTAAAACAACTAGATGTTGTTAAGACAGGAACTTCAACAGCTGATGGATCAGCTGCATTAACATTAACAGATTCAGGAGCTTTGTTTCAGCAAAGCGTATTGGTTAACGCTATTGTATGGGATAGAACAACAAACGCTTCGGGCGGGGGTCATATGTATCTTGTTACTGCAGTAACTTCAAACACTGAGCTTGCTCTTTTAGCAATAGGTGGAGCTCCTAGAGGAGGAGGCGTACCATCTGGTGTCTCTTACTTTATTTATATGCCAGAGTATACGGTAGCTAGTGGAGGAGTAACAGACGGAGTTCAAGCTTCAGGTACTTTTCAGCTAATAGATACAGCAAAAAACTTTTCTGCTTTAGGCGTTAAGATAGGTGATACTGCTAAAGATATTACTAGTGATGTGCTTACAACGGTTTTAGGTATTACAACTACAACAAACCCTAATGATACTCTTACAGTATCAGCGGATACTTTTTTGGCTGGAGACACATATATTATCTATAGAGAAGGAGCGAATGATTTTGACTCATTAATAAGATCGTCTGATGTATCTTTTGTAGAAAATACAGGTAGTAATACTAATAACTCGGAACTTAAAATAACGTACCAAGACAAGTCAGCATCTCAAACTTTTGTGACTTATGCTTTTTCTTCATCAGCAGTAGCGGACGAAGACATGAGAAATGGTGTTCAGACAGCAGTTGTTGCGTCTCAACAAACTCCATGGCCTAATGTTACTTATGAATTCCCAGGTGTAATGAATACTATAGTTGCTTCCGGGAATGTTAATAACGGATGGTTAGCAGGACAAAATTTCTTTATACTTAGAGTTGCTGAAGCAACATTATAAGGTTTATTTTTTTAATAATTATAAGAGGGGTCAACTAAAATTGACCTCTTTTTTTTTTGCTTATCTTTGTGTAAAAGAAGTACCAATGATAAACTCTGTACGAAATACGATTTTAGCTATATTGAATAAAAACAATTATGGTTATATATCTCCATCGGACTTTAACCTGTTTGCTAAGCAAGCACAGTTAGATATATTTGACGACTATTTTTATCAATACAATCAATTGATAAATAAAGAAAACGCTAGGCTTTCCGGAACCGGATATGCAGATGTTGCTAAGGGGTATGAGGAGGTTATTGATATGTTTTCAGTAACCAAGACATTAACTCAAAATTTATTAAATCAATATTTTTTACCATCTCAAAACACTACTAGTGATGATTATTATTTAATTAATAGAGTGTTGTGTTTTACTGGAGGCCTATATCAAGGAGAGGCTGAAAAGGTTTCAAATAGCAAAATAACTTTGTTAAACACATCTAACCTAACTGCACCAAGTTTAATTTATCCTGCATATAGTTTGCAAGGATCATTTATAACAATATTCCCAGCACAGTTTAACGGAGCTACAGATATACAAGCACAGTACATAAGGTATCCCAAGGCACCTAACTGGACTTATATTAATGTTGCTAATGGGGAGCCAGCTTTTAATCAAAGTTCCGCAGACTTTCAAGATTTTGAATTATCACCAGACGATGAAACGTCTTTGGTATTTAAGATTTTGCAGTATGCTGGAATGTCGATTAGAGAAATACAAGCTGCACAGTTCGGAGCTGAACAAGAAGTAATGGAAGAACAAAAAGAAAACTAATGGCATATTTATCTGAATATCAATACTATGACAATGCAGGAGCTGCACCATCTAATGCTAATTGGGGATCATATCAGTATGTATCTTTAACTGATATAGTGAACAATTTCATGTTGATGTATTCTGGTAATCATTCTTTAGTAAATAACGAGGAAAGATATAAGGTCCTGTTTCATACTAAACGTGGAATACAAGAGTTAAATTACGATGCGTTTAAAGAGGTGAAAGCTTTAGAGTTGAAAGTTTTTGATAACTTAGTCTTTACACTTCCATCTGATTATGTTAATTGGGTACGTGTATCGCTATATAAAGATGGATACTTAAGACCTCTTACTGAAAACATTCAAGTTAATTCTGCTGCTTCTTATTTGCAAAGTGCTACAGGAACTTTAAGTTTTAATACTGACGGAACAGTTCAGACTACAAGCTCTACCTTAGATACTGAAAGGGTATCAGGTGCTCAAAGAAGCATATATCTTAACAAGAATAATGGTGATAATAACTCAGCTGTTATTAATGCAGACAATCCAGATGGATGGAGAGATTATAATATAGGAGCTCGCTATGGTTTAAATACAGAGACAGCTAATTTTAATCCTACATTTAGAATAAATAAAAAAGCAGGAGTTATAAATTTTGACTCTACAATGGCTAATGAGCAGTGTGTACTAGAGTATATTTCAGATGGAATGGAAAGTGGAAATGATTCATTAGTTAGCGTAAACAAAATGTTTGAAGAATATTTGTATGCATATGTAAAATATGAAATATTAAACAATAAATTTGGAGTGCAAGAGTATATAATAAATAGAGCAAGAAAAGACAAAAGCTCTTTATTAAGAAATGCAAAAATTAGAATTAGTGATATTCATCCAGGAAGACTTTTAATGAGTCTAAGAGGGCAAAATAAGTGGCTTAAATAGCATGGCAAATACTCAAAGAAATTTTATCTACGGGAAAATGAATAAGTCTTTAGATGAAAGGCTTATACCTAATGGCGAATATATAGATGCCTTAAATGTAAGGCTTGGCTCTACTGAAGGTAGTGAAGTTGGATCTGTTGAAAACTCTAAGGGTAATACTAAAATGACTAGTTTGCAATATGAGCAGACTGGTAGTTTAACAGGACCGGTATTCTTAAGCTCAGAGGCTAGGTGTATAGGCGCTTTTGAAGACGGTAAGAGTAACCGTATATTCTGGTTTGTACATGATCCAGCATTTACTGTGGGAAATACTGGTAAATTAGATCTAATAGTTTCTTTTAATCCAACTACTCAAAACTTAACGTATCATGTAATTAGTATTGACGATGGGTTTAATTCTAATACTACTTTAAATTTTAATCCTAAACATCTAATAATAGGAGTGGATTTAGTAGATGATTTGTTATTTTTTACAGATAATCTGAATCCTCCAAGATTTATTAATATAACTCAAAACTATACCAATCCTTTATTTAATATTGATCAGGTAAGCGCAGAAGAGCTTATGGTGATTAAAAAGCCACCTATAAAAGCTCCATCATTAACCTTAAAGGCGCAGACAAATAATCAAGACGACTATCTAGAGCAAAGATTTATATGTTTTGCTTATAGATATCAGTACGGTAATGGAGAGTTTTCAGCCACATCACAATGGTCAGACCCAGCATTTGATCCGAATATATATAATTATAGTTTTGCTACAAACATGAATGAGGGAATGATTAACACCATAACCGGTGTTGATGTACTTTTTAATTCTGGTGGACCCTTAGTAAAAGCTATTCAGATTTTATACAAAGAGAGTACAGATACTGTAATTAAGGTAGTGGATAAACTTTCAAAAAATCTTCTAGGTTATGCTGATAACGAACAGTACTCTTTTGCTTTTGATAATAGTAAAATATTCACAGTTTTACCATCAACAGAACTTTTAAGGTTATATGACAATGTTCCTATAAAAGCTTTAGGTCAAACCATAATGGGCAATCGTTTAGTTTATGGAAACTACATTGAGGGTTACGATTTAAAAGATATATTTAATAATCCAGTTCAGTTAGAATACCAGGCTAATTTAATTGAAACATTAATTAGTAGCGTTACTTTAACTACTACAACTGAATCAGGAGTATATACATTTGGAAGTTCTCAGACTATTACAAACTCCGTTGGGGTAGTAGATTTATCAACGATTAATGTTTTAACTCAACTATTAGAAGGAACATCTTTAAATATAGATTTTACTTTTGAGCATTCAAAGTACGATCCAACTACTGGAGAGCCAACTACAGAAACTGAAAACACAGACATACAGTTTGTTTATTCATTACCTCAAGACTTCACGTCTATTTATGAGATGGTAGAATCAACAAGCTTTCAAAACGCTATAGGAACTGTTACCAATATTAAGCCTGTTTATGACTCAACTAATCCTAGCTCTTGCGCTGGGTTTACTTTAACAGACACTGTTAATTGTCGAATACCTACAACTCAAACTGTAGCCGCTGGATCTGTTGCAAAAGTTGAAAGTGGTATAACAGCCGCTGGACAGCCTATTGCCATAGTTGGTAATACTCCAAGCTCTAGTAGCATCAAACTACAGATGCCTGCTATGCGTTATGTTTCTGATCCTGCCGTTCCTAGCGGTGGATTCTATGAATATTATAAAATTATTTCTATAACATCCGTATTTTCTACAGTGTCTAATCCTAAAAGTTTACACAGTAATAGGGGTTATGAAATTGGTGTAGTATATATGGATGAGTTTTTAAGATCATCAACAGCTTTAGTAAGTTCTAATAATACTATTCAAGTTCCTTGCGCTAATTCAACTAGACAAAATGCAATACAGGTTACTATACCATGGGCTCAAAGAGCTCCATACTGGGCAAAGTATTATAAGTTTGTTATAAAGCCTAGCCAGTCAACTTACGAAACAATATATAGTGAAACTTTTTTTAAAGATCCACGATCTTCAAGTTATTATTTTTTGCTAGAAGGAGAGAATGCTGCTAAAGTAGAGGCAGGACAAAGACTTATAGTTAAAAGAGATAGCCGTGGAGGAGTTGAGCAATGCATTGAAGGAGTTATTATAGATAAAAAAGTTCAGTCTGAAAACTTTTTAAAAATTCGTAATCCTTTTGATACACGTTCACCAGAGCCAGATCCGCCGGATGATGATTATTACACTAATGTACCAGCAGGTGCTTATATGCAAATGGTACCTAACGGGTTTAATGTTACTTCATCAGAAACAGTAGGAGGAAATCGTGTAGCTCATCCTGCGATAACAACAAGTTTTCCAATACGAGATAAATCTGCAGGATTCCCTGTGGGACGTGCATTGGTTAGTGTTAAAAATCTTGATCCTGCTGCTACATCAACAAATCAATATATAGATTACAGCATTCCAGTCAATAGTGTTATTACTATAAGAATATTTCAAAACAGACAAGGAGACGCACTCGGAGGAATTAGTGGATGCCGAACAAGACTTAATACATATACATCACCAGACTTAATTTCTTCTACAAACTATACTGATTTTCAATCATGGTTTGAGGGGGATAATATAGGGGAATTAATAGAGGAAAATAGTGTGTCTGATAATGTCAATACAGATCGCCTCACTTATAATGTTTATGTACCAGGAACTCCTATTGATGGAACAGCGACAGGATTAAATGTAAGTGTACCGCCTGATAATATTGATAGAGATGTACAAAATCCATTTATAGCTGTAGGAACTTCAACAAATACATATCAATTTTTTAATGCTAATGACGGTTCTAAGTGGTTATTAGCAACTGGAGCTGTAAGCTGCAAGGGAGGTTTAGTAATTGGTGGTCACGCTTCTAATTGTGAAATGGAAATTACAGTAGAAAGAGCTAATAGCGGCGGAGTAATTGTTTTTGAAACTTTACCATCCAATGCTCTACCTGACATTTGGTATGAAAATAATTTACAGTTTAATGTAAGCGCTAATGGTCAGCATGAGGGAACGCAAAGTAATCAAAACGTTCAAACTCAAATTTCTGCTGTTGTTGATACTGGATTTTTTAATTGTTATGCTTTTGGTAATGGAGTAGAAAGCTATACCATCAGAGACTCTATAAAAGGTGAAGCTTTAGCCCAAGGTAATCGTGTAACTACCACTTCTGCGCAAGAGTATAAGGAGGCTCATAGGTTTGCAGACTTAACTTATAGTGGACTATATAATGACGAGTCCAATGTCAATAGGCTTAATGAGTTTAACTTAGGTCTTTTAAATTTTAAGCCTTTAGAAGATTCATTTGGATCAATTCAAAAATTATTTGCTAGACAGACAGATATCCTTACTCTTCAGGAGGATAAAATATCTTACGTTTTAGCAGGAAAAGATTTGTTAACAGATGCTGCAGGCACAGGATCATTAACCTCTGTTCCTACTGTATTAGGACAGCAGATTGCTAGGCTTGAAGAGTTTGGAATAAGCAGAAATCCTGAAAGTTTTGCAGTGTTTGGGGCTGATAAGTTTTTTGCTGATGAGCAGCGAGGAGCTATTATACAGTTAAAGGGGGGTGCATATAATAATGAGTCTCTTACTGTAATCTCAGAGTTTGGAATGCGTGGATGGTTTAGAGATTTATTTCATGATAACTTTGATGCACAGAAGTTAGGTGGATTTGATCCGTATATGAATGAGTATGTATTATCTGCCAATAGTATAACACTACCTTTTGTAGGTAACTGTGATTTATGCGGTAGCTCTAGAAATATAACTATTCCAGTAGGAGAGCAAATATCTTATTGCGTTAATGTAACTCAAGAAACTGGTA